CTGGTCCATGTCGAATATGATACTTCTACATGGTATGGTCTAACTATGTTGAACGTTGGTCAGGGGTCCGTCCGCTTATATAGTCAACGTTTGGGTGACGTCCGCTTATACTACCTAGACGTGAACACAAATGTAGATACTCTGCCACCGGAGATACGCCAGGCTGTGTCTGCTGCATACTCGCAAGTAGATGGTTATGATTTTACAAAGAACAACAAGGCACAGATGATACGCAGGCTGTTCGCCACAAAGCCTCGGGCGGCGCCTGAACTTAAGGATGTGGAACCAGGTCTATTTGACCGTGCTGCGGTGAGTGGAGAGCATCACACACACCTGCGCCCCGAAGAAATCTGGGATATAGCCAAGCGTGACCCCGCGCGCCGTGAGTTATTTAGCGTAATGCTGGAGAATCTTAAGACGATGGGCGGGGTCACAGAGGCTTTTGCATCCTCAGCCTTGTTATATGCAGTCATAGCGGGGTTGACACAAGCTAGGATTGTTGTGTTTAGCTCGTATTTGTGGACAGATGACCTAGGGACAACGATGGATCGGCTAAAGGACGTGTCTGTCAAGATGAAGGCGTTACACTCTCGCGACATACTAGATCTAACTGAACTATTCGAACTAAACACTCTCGTGAACAGAGGGTATGGGGCTGTGAACTGGAAGACTGAGAGGGAGCACAGGCTGAACCCGGATGTGATCGACGTCAAACCGGAGACCGTATATGCAAAGGCCGTCTCTGTGTTCAACATGGGTGTCAGACACGGATTCAAGTACAAACGTATGAATTTACGAGACTTCGCCGCAGCACGCTGGGAATGGTCTCCAGCGGGTAGTGTACACTCGCAGCATGCAGTCGACGAGAAGTACATAAACAGGGACAGCTATCGGTATAGGACTAAGTTTGTGACGCTGAACAGTATGCCACTAGAGCACGTCGAGCGAATGTTCACTCGCAAACCAGCTATACGAGCCTGGGCATCTACAAAGTACGAGTGGGGTAAAGAGCGCGCCATATATGGGGTAGACTTGACGTCGGCAACCGTCGCTCACTTCGCCATGTTTAACTGTGAAGAAGTGTTGAAACATAGGTTCCCTGTTGGTGAGGATGCAGAGGCAGGTCGAGTACACAAGCGACTGAAGGCGATGCTGGAGGGGTGTGACTCGTTTTGCTATGACTTCGACGACTTTAACGCTCAGCATTCAACTTCAAGCATGTTGGCAGTGATCAAGGCATACAGAGACGTGTTCGCGCCTGCGATGACAGAAGAACAACTCGCTGCCATGAACTGGATACTCGACAGTTACATGGACATTATGGTCTACCCACTGCAGGATGGTCCGTATAGACCTAACGGGACCTTGTTATCTGGTTCACGGTTGACCACCTTCATAAATACCGTACTCAACTATGTGTATATGGACATAGCGGGAGTGTTCGAGCATCCTGATGTAGTAGACTCAGTACATAATGGTGACGACGTGTTGATAGCAATCAGGAGCGTGAAGGCAGCTATAGACGTACATGATAAGATGGCGGACATAAACGCGAGGGCCCAACCTGCAAAGTGTAACATTCTCTCAGTGGGCGAATTCTTGCGGGTAGAACACAAAATTGAAATGTCCGACGGGCTAGGATCTCAGTATCTGTCACGGGCGTGTGCGACAGCAGTGCATTCGCGGATAGAATCGCAGATGCCAGTCAGGGCACTAGACGCTGTGTCCGCTACCGTCACAAGAATGGGGGAGTTAAAGCGTCGCGCTCCTGCGGCATCGGAGCAAATAGACTTACTCACAATTAAAATATTTAAACACCTATCTATCGTATTTAGTACGCCGTACGACAAACTGGCGGCTGCAGCGTCAGCTCACAGTGTCGTCGGGGGTTGTAGCGATGACAGGTGGGCGCCAGTAGAGTGGAAAGTGCGTGAGGTGATACCATATCACCTGAGGGAGGATGAGGAATCATCCTCTATCGAACAGGCTGTAGTACCCGGTTGCCGGGACTACGCAGCTTTAATGGAAAGAAGACTGAACGGAGTGATACCTTTCAACAAGATACACCAAAGTGTATCTAGAGCTACGCGGGCTCAACTTGCCATAACGCGGGAATCGAAACTAGTATTAGATGACGTTTCTGCACAAGTCAAGTATAAGTATGCGCGTGCTCTGAAGGGTATGTACAAAGGGATAGTCAAACTGCCATTCATAGCGAGAGCTAGGTTCTTAGGTTTACCGCCTATAGCCCTGGCGAGTCAAGCCCAGATCTCTAAACTCATGAGATTAACTTCATCAGTGAGTGATGTGGCCTGGACCTTGAAAGTATTGCTATGAAGACATGAAAAATGGGCCGGCAACCC